AGCCAAGCTCTAGCGCGGACTTTCCTGCAGAGCAAGATCGGAGATGCGGATGGAGTGGCGCTACGCTTGGTAGACAGTTCGGCCTCGGTCGTAATCTGGCAGGCAACGTATCTCGTTACGGGATGCACGCTGCGTGCCCCGCTAGATGATGCGGTGTCGTACGATTACGGTCTATTGCTGAACGGCGAACCGGCAACCCACTTCGGGAGCTAGGAGATAGCCGATGGCGCTCCAGGGTTATCTCGCGGGCATCTACCGCTCGGTGGGGCGGACAGTAGGCACTACTGTCAAGCAGAACCTACTGGACGATCCAGGCTTTGAGTCCGGAACACTGACGAGCTGGAGCGACACCGGGACGGTAGTAGCACAGTCCGGCGGGTCCCGCGGCGGGAGCGGATTCGTTGCCAAGGGGACAGATGCAGGGACCGGGGCCAGCTTGTCACAGACAGTAACTCTGGCTTCGGCCCTCGCAAGTGATGTGGCCTGCGTTGCCAAGGTGTGGGCGAAGATGCAGACGGGGAAGTCTGCGCTCCTAACTGTCGTATTCAAGGATGATGCTGACGATACGCTCGCCACAAAGACGATGACCATTACAAGTACCCCGTCATACTCTGAGAACGGCTGGGGCCTGTGGTCAATGCGCATCACCGCTCCTGAAGACACGAAGAAGATCGTGTATACGTTCAGTTCTAATGCAGATCAGACGTGGTACATAGATGACTGTGGTCTGATGTTGCTACAGCAAATCCTCGGAGCGACCGGGGAGCTGAGCGCATCCATCACCGTTCAGACTCAAGACATCACCACGTTCGCGTCGGCGGCAGCTAACAGCGGGTTCAGGTCGCATTACCCGGTCCTGCGGAGCGGGGAGACGATCACGGTCCGCACGTTCTGGTCTACCGATGATACATACCAGATCACAGAGCAAGAACCTGTGTACGTACTGCTCTACGTGAATACTACGACTCACGAGCGGTGGGAGTTCTGGGCGTATATCTCGGGGATCACACAAAGGTTCCCTCTAGAGGGCGTGCGCGAGGGCGACCTTACGCTCACGGTGGAAGGCGACGTTGGATTCACTTCGGCGGTGGCTAACTAGCGGGAGGCGAGAATGAACATCTGTGTGTACGGGATCAGTCTGAATGAAGAGCGCAACGTAGCGCGCTTCATGGATTCGACCCGAGACGCGGATGGTGTTTATATCAGCGACACGGGATCCACCGATGATACGGTTGACCTTTTGCGCCGGCGAGGCGCGAACGTGCAGCGTATCTCGGTGGTCCCGTGGCGCTTTGACAAAGCCAGGAACATCAGCCTCGATTACGTTCCAGAAGACGCCGACGTGTGCGTATGTCTGGACCTAGATGAGGTCCTTGTTCCCGGCTGGCGGGAGATCGTAGAGCGCAGTTGGGTGAACGGCACTACCGTGTTACGGTACCCGTTCACAACGGACTGGAAGGATCCGGAGCAGACGAAACCGCGGATTATGATCTGGGGATTCAAGGTCCACGCGCGGCATGGCTACAGGTGGAATTATCCGGTACACGAGGTTCTAGAGCCGGAGGACCCAGAGAAGCAGCAAGTTGTCCTCATCAAGGACGAATTGATCCGCCATTATCCCGACATTGAGCGGGATAAAACCGAGAACAGGCTGCCGCTCTATGAGATGTGGATGGATCAGTACGTGAACAATCCTCGAATGGTTCACTACTACGCATCGGAGCTGGCGCGTCAGAAGAAGTATGCCGAGGCGGAGCGTTGGGCGCACAAGTTCCTTTCCTTGGTGCCAGGGTACATTGACCCTCCGATAGAGGATACAGACCAATGGAGCGTGCTCCGCGCCGCCGTGTGTCGCCTGATCGCGGCGTGCAAGGGGGCCCAAGGGCGGCCGGCGGACGAGCTTCTTGTCTGGATGCTGAGGTCGCTCGGAGAGGCTCCGTGGCAGCGCGAGACCTGGATCCGTATGGGTCAGTTCTGGTTTGCAGCCGGGGACTGGGCGGCTGCCGAGGCGGCGCTGCGCCGTGGCCATATGATCACATCTACCGAGGGATGCATTGAGATTGAGATGGATTGTTGGGATGAGCGGGCTCAAGAGATGCTGGATCTAGCACGAAAGAAGCTCGCTAAACAAGTCGCTAAACAAGCCAAGGAGAAAAAATGAGTAAATCGAACCTACTACAGGCGTATCGGGCGGCGTCCAAAGAGGCGCACGTTCGCAAGTTCAATGTCGGCGGGACCGAGATTGAGGTTCCCAGGCTGAACCTGTGGCACCAGGCGCAATTCGAGGCGCTAGTCCGCAAGGACACGCCGACGTTCTCGCTGGCAACTACCAGGAACAAGGCGGCCATGGCGATGGCGCGTTGTTCCGAGGCCGCGATGAAGGACCTGCGGGAGCGCGGCGTACCGGACGAGTTCGCCGATGCGCGCGAGGCGCAGCTGTGGAAGCAAGAGTTCCTGGCGCGGCTCCTGTCTGGTTGGGAACCCTACGCCGAGGCGCTGTTCGGGGTGTTCACGCGCCGGCACATGGCCGAGGCGCTGGCGCTAGCGCTCCAGCAACAGTACGGGGATGAGATCGAAGAGGACGGCAAGAAGATTCCGATTGACAGGGCGTTTGTGGACGTCCTGTTCAGTGGATCGAACCAGGTCTTGGAGACAGCATTCCTGTGGTGTACCGGGCTTCAGGACATCCCCGAAGAGGCAACCGGAGCAGATGCCGTCAAGACGATTGATGAGATGCTGGATTCCATGGTAGGCAACCCAAAAAACTCAGAGAGTGGGGCAGCCGGGAGTGGAACTTCTGGGAATTCATCCCCATCGTCTGCTCCACCTACGGCATCGGGCTCGACGACATCGGATGCCTCGACGACGAACAGTTCGGGTTCCTCGTAGCGGGCTTGGGGGCCATCTCCAGGTACCGCATGGGGGAGCAGATACCGGCGATGGCCGATGAGAAGGTGTGGAAGGAGGTGCGCCAGGCCGTACCGCACGCTACGCTGGTATCGGAGGCGCTAGAAGATGACCTAGAAGTTGATTGCAAGGAGAAGGGCCTGACGGGGCCGAGGGGGTGATGGCGTGAACCGGATCGGCGTAGCGTATGCTGAGATCCAGCTACAGAAGGATAAGTTCCTTTCCGACGTCCACAGTGCCGAATCCGGATTCCGACAGGGCGCACAGGGAATAGCTCAGTCTGCCAAGACTGCTACATCTACCATCGTAGGAATGGCCTCCGCGGTAGTCGGTCTAACCGCGGCGGTCGCGCAGCTTCGCAAGTCTGTCCAGGTCGTACGCGAGTTCGACACAGCGTGGCGCAATCTGTGGGTTAGGATGGGGGACCTATCCGAGAACCAGATGCGCACGTTGGCAAACGAGATTGCCGATATCGCCATTGAGTACGGTCATATGTCCAGCGCTGGCGTCCGGGCATTCGACAAGATCGTCCAATCCGGTAACAGTGCGACCGAGGCGATGAAGATCTACAGAGCCGCAGCGCGGCTTGGAACTTTCGACAATCTCGGGATCGAAAAAGCTGCCGATTCTCTTGAGAACATTATGTCCGCCTTCCGCATGTCCGGAGATCAGGCGGAGGAACTGGCCGCGAAGCTCGTTGCAACGAAACGGCCCATAGAGGAGATCGCCACCGCAGTGGCCATGGTAGGACCCGTGGCTTACGGGATGAACGTCAGCTTAGACGAAACGATCGCATTGCTGACGGTCATGTCACAGACCATGGGAGATGCCGGTACCGCGGCAGCCGGATTGCGGACAACGATCACCACTCTCGCCACAGGCTCAGGCGATCTTGGCAAGATCATTCAGAAGCTCGGCTTCACTTCTGGGCGGGCGATGATCGAACAGCTTGGACTTGGGAAGTCCCTGGCCTTTGTTCAGGCGGCAGCGAAGGCCGCTGGGATGGATCTAGAGCAGCTAGGGTTCTCTTCCAGGACATACGCGGCAGCGGCGGAGGCGGCGAACGCAGCGAGCGGGGAAACGGCGCAAGTCTTCAGGGATATACAGGAAGCCGGAGACAATTATGCGCAGGTTCTAGAGAAGATAACCGGGAGTTACCAGTTCCAACTCAACAAGGTATCCGCGCAATGGAATGAGCTTCTGATCGCTCTCGGCGAGATCATCCTGCCGGTAGTCCTCCAGATACTCAACCGTATCGTGCCAGCAGTGAAGTCCATGGCAGAATGGATGCAGAAGAATTCAGAAGGCATACAGTTCTTCATCAAGCACGCCCTGAAGATGATCGGGCTCGTGGCTGGGATCGCGCTATTAGGCAAGGCATTTGCGTTGTTATCATCGCCGATCGTGTGGCTAACCGCAGCGGCGCTGGCGATGTACATCGCATGGGACGTCAACCTGTACGGCATTCGAGAGAAGGTCACGAAGCTCTACGAGGCATTGGTGAGCCTCCTGTCGCCGATCGGCGAGTTCATCCTTGCGCTGTTCGGGATTGAGGACGCCACGCCGACGGTCGAGGCGCTAGTAGGCGCATTCACGCTCCTGGTGGGAATAAAGGTTGTCAGCTGGGCAAGCGGGGTAGTCGCAGCCATTGCCGGCATCTCCGCCGGAATAGCCAGTCTGACCGCGGCCATCGCGGCCTTTATGGCGAACCCCGTAGTCCTTGCCTTCCTCGGTGTTATGGGATTGAGCAAGGAAGGCCAGGCGCGTGAGGCCATCCCGCTCGCGGAGGAAGCGAAGAAGATGTGGGAAACCTTCGGTGTATTCCCGACCACCATGGCTCCTCCAGAGATGAGCAAGATGAATGCGCGGGCGCTTGGGGAGGAACTGGAGAAGGCGTACAACGAGGGGAACTTCCAAGAAGCGATTGACGCTTTCGTAGAGGTTCACGATGAGATGTTCGCCACGGTCCGCGAGACCGTTCCCGATCAAGCCGATAAGATCATCCTGACTTACCTGACGGCGGTCCAGGATCAGATAGCAGATCCTAACGCAAGTCAGGCAATCCGCGATGCGCTCGCCGAGTTGTACGGGTTCACGCCAGAGGAGCTGATGATCCCCACGTCGGCCAGGGATGCTGGCGAGGCATACGGCGATGAGCTAGAGAAGACGATCAACTCCCTGCGGCTACAGGTTAGCGGGTTGCAGATTGACGCATCATTGGCAATCTCGGCGGCAGCAGCGCAATTCAGTTCCGAGCTACAAGCGGCCTTCCAGTCGGCGCTATCCGGTGCTTCCATGTCATTGACGGCGCCGTCGCTGCCGGAGTTAGTCCTGCCACCTGGCGCCATTCAACCATATCAAACTGGCGGCGTAGTCCCAGGACATGGTTCAGGCGACATCGTGCCGGCCATGCTAGAGCCGGGAGAATTCGTAGTGCCGAACTGGATGATGCGGATTCCCTGGCTGCGCTCACTGATCGAAACGATATGGAAGCGGGGGAGGGCATTACAGGCGGGCGGTCAAGCCACCAAGTGGACAGACCAGGCCGCGCAGTGGCTAGAGGACTGGTGGATTACTGGAGGGGCCGCCTACGACGTCCCAGCCGCTCAGGGATGGATCAATGCGCTGCGATCGTTTGGCCGCGAGGTTGATGACGCGACATCAGCAATAGACGCTGCGGCTGAAGCTGCCGCTTCGTTTGTGAACGACTTTGAACTCGGAAGCTTCAGTCTAGAGGAGGCGACAAAGTCGGCCACCGAGCAGATGGATGGGCTTAGTGGCGGGTGCTCCTCGGCGTCGGCTGCGTGCAATGCGCTTGCGGAGGAGACACAAACCCTCGCGGAGATGATCCGGGACATCTCAATTGCCGACCCGGCCAAGGCGGCGTTCCAACTCGCGCAACTCATGGGGATGCTTGACCGGCTCAACATTGAGGAGCTGGGCGCCATGTCCGGCAAGTATCGTGAACTCGTTTCCGGATTAGAGGAAGCGATCGAATGGCTGGACACGCTCGGATACCCGGCGGAGAAGTTCCAGCAAACCCTGGACGCGATTGTGGCGCTGTTCGATCCGCTGGATGCGTTCCGGCGGCAACTGAGGGAACTTATCTACGAGGATCCAAGAGAGGTCGGGCGTAGGATACGCGAAGCCGGTCTGACTGGTTCCACCGGCGAGTACGTCGGAGAGCTGGCGAAGGCGATGCGCGACGCCGTGGCCGGGGCCGTCGGCCAGCCGCTAGCGGGATGGACCCAGCCGGCATGGACTAGCCAGGAGAATCTGGAGCGGATCTACGGCGAGATGACCGCTGGAGGGTATGTTCCAAGCCAGGAATTCACAGCCTGGGTCAAGGAATCAGGCGGCTCCCTACAGGACTTCTCACAGAATGTAGTGACCACAACGCAAGCGATCCGTGATCTCGGCCAGTCTGCACAGGCCGCAGCATCTACGACGTGCGTTGGTGGCGTATGCCGGCGCGTTCCTGGGTACCAGCATGGCGGCGTTGTCGAGGAAGATGGCCTTGTTTACGTTCACGAGGGCGAGACGATCATCCCGTCGGGTATCGGCGAGCGTAACTGGGCTCAGATCGTGGCCTGGGAGGAGGCTGGCGGGCCCCAGTTCGATGAGGAGGTCGAGAGCGTAGCCGAAGCGGTAGAACAGGTGGATGCCGCTGTAGAGACCCTGACGGCCACTGTAGAGACGGCATCTGTACAGAACGCGGCCTTGGCACAGGCCGTGATGAACGCCACCGGGAGCATTCAGACCACGGCGGCGTATAACAGTCCAATGATCAGGACAATCAACCAGGTCCCGTTCGCTGAGATCGGAACCACAAGCCGTGCGGCCAAGGTCAGCACGGAGGTCTTGCTCAATGAATACGATGCCGCCATCCGCGTGCTAGAGGATGAGATCCGCAAGCTGGAGATTCTGGGGATGGATACTACCCAGGCCGAGAATGCGCTCGTGGAATTCCGGGCCGAGGTCCTTGGTACGACGCCGGAGCTTATCCGATGGCAGGATTGGCTGAAGGACGCCGGGGACTGGGGAGTCATGTTCAACGCCGCACTAGAGGCGATCCCAGAAAAGATCACGGTACTTGGGCATACGTTCACGATCCTCTCGAAGGATACCCGCACCAGGGTGCATGACTTCCTCTCTGCTCTTGATGCCCGCTATGTGAACCAGCTTGCCGATACGATCGCCGGAGACGTATTCGGGTCATACGCCGGTTCGATCAAGGACGTCGGCGGAGGACTTGCTACCGGAAATTGGGCACGAGTCGCGTTTGGAGCGTACAACCTTCTGAAACAGGGACTATCCGATGCCAGCCAGAGTATCACCGATACGGTAGATGAGCTAACACGTGCGCTGGAGGATGGGGCGCAGATCGTGCGGGATGCGTTCAATACGGTCGCCGGGTGGACCGAGGCGGCGTTCAATAGGGTCAGAGATGCTGCCAACTGGCTAGGAAGTAATCTCCAGAGGGTAGGAACGACAGTCGTTTCAGTGCTGATCCGCTTCGGCGACACGCTATCCGGCATTGTTAGACAGACCGAACAGATGGCCATGATCCAGGCAGACCTGGCCGCGGTTCAAAAGGGCTTCCTGTCTCTCCTCCTTGGCTTCCTGTGGCCTATCGCGGCGGTGCTGCATCAGATCGCAGGGCTGTTCGGAGAAGCCGAGGAGCAGATCTACCAAGGCTCGCTGAACGTTCCATCAGGCTGGAAGGTTGAGCGCGCGGAGTATAAAGCCGCCACGCCGGGGGAACCGCCGCTGTCCGGCGAGACAACCCAGGACAAGCTGCCTGCGTGGTTGCGAGGCATTGTCGAGAAGTTCCAGGATGCTATTGAGGCCATCTTGGAACCCATCCGCCAGTTCATTCAGGCGTTGGAGGACCTATGGCAGGCAATCGCGCCGTCGGTCATCACGGCATTCCTCGCAGTGATCCAGACGCTAGTAGATATGCTGCAACCGATCGCCGACTGGATGCTTGAGACGCTCCTTCCAGACTTGCAAGCCTTCTTTGACGGATTCGCGGTATGGTGGAAGGCCGAGGTTGATCCGTTCCTGAAGAGCCAGGTGTTCCCGAAGCTCGGCCAGTGGTTTGTGGCGCTGTATGAACTGCTACGAGACGAGATCATCCCCTACCTGAGAGATGACATGTTCGCATTCTTTGTCGAGGCATGGCCGACCGTGGCCACAATAGTGGAACGTGTCGGCGGAGTGTTCGGAGCGCTATGGGAAGTAGTGCACCAGGCCTTGATTCCAGGATTGCGGCTCGCCGTCGCAGTAACAGACACGTTCTCCTCGGCCCTAGACGGCATATCCGCGTGGATTGCTAACACGTTTGCAGCGGACCTGAAGGCCATTCTGGATTCATTGCTAGAATGGTGGAAGAATGACGTAGATCCATTCCTACGGAGCCAGGTGTTCGTAGAACTTGGCAAGTGGATGGAGCGGTTGTGGCGATTCCTCGCCGATGACCTGATCCCATTCCTTGTCCAAGACGTCTTCGGGATGCTGCGGCAACAATGGCCGGCCATCGTGAAACTGGCCGATTCGGTTGCCAACGTCCTGGCGGCGCTGTGGACAATTGTGAAGGAGAACCTAATCCCGGCTGTGAATCTTGGGATCTCGGTCCTTTCAACGTTCGCGGCGATGGTTGACAGCGTGGCGATATGGATGAGGGACACGTTCGCCAAGGACCTGCGCGAGATATTCGGCGCGTTGCTAGAGTGGTGGCGGACACAGGTAGACCCGTTCCTGCGTTCGAACGTATTCCCGGCGATTCAGAAGGCGCTTGAGGACGTATGGAATGCGGTAGTTAGCCACCTGCAACCGATGCTTGACCTGATTGCACAGTCACTGCGCAACCTATGGCCACACGCCGAACGGGTTCTCCAGCAACTCGGGCCGCTATTCGAGCAGCTACTGAAGACAATTCAGGATAGATGGCCAGAGATAGAGCGGATCATAATCCGATGGATTGACAGTATCCCAGCCAAGCTTGAGGGGTTCATTAGCAAGATGGACTGGGACATCAGATGGATGGACACGATCGGAGGACTTCTGGCGTCTATAGCCGGGCTACTGGACCCGTTGCGGCCTGTATTCAAGCTGTTCAGTGATGGATTACTCCTAGTCGCAAACGTTCTGAAGGGCGTC